GGGTACATAGGATGCAACTGACACCTAATCTTCCTGAAGCATATCAGCTATTGCAAGATGGCATCCTTGCTTTTGCGAGGGCAGAACAAGAAGGAATGCGGATTGATGTGGATTATTGCGTCAAGAAAAAAGCGCACCTTGATAAGAAAATAGCACGATTGGATAGAAAACTCAGGGATACTAAATTCTATACGCATTGGACGAAGGTGTACGGTGCTAAGGCTAACCCTGATTCTAATTGGCAGTTAGCACACCTTTTGTACAATGTTAGGAAAATCACCCCTGCGAAGTTAACACCATCTGGCAAAGGTGCTACAGACGATGAAGCACTTTCCCAGATTGATATTCCTGAGATAAAGTGGATTTTGGAAATGCGCAAATTGAAAAAGGTGCGAGATACGTATTTGGACGCTTTCATAAGGGAACAGGTAAATGGGTATATGCATCCGTTCTTTAACTTGCATACAGTAAAGACACATCGGTCCAGTTCGGAGCGGCCTAACTTCCAAAATATTCCCAAGCGGGATAAAGAGGCTATGGAGATTACTCGCAAAGCGATATTTCCTAAGCCAGGTCACCAGCTACTTGAAATAGACTATTCAGGAGTGGAAGTAAGAATCAGCGAGTGTTACCATCATGACCCTGTTATGAGAAAGTACATTGAAGATCCTTCATCGGATATGCACGGTGATATGGCTTGTCAGATATTTGTACTTGATAAGTTAGACAAGAGCATACCATCGCATAAAATGATGAGGCAAGCGGCAAAGAACGGATTTGTATTTCCGCAGTTCTATGGTGACTATTATGTAAACTGCGCCGAAAATATTGCTTGTAAATGGTGCGGATTATCTAAAGGCAAATGGAAAAAGGGTGAAGGCATTGAGCATGACGGAGGTCATATTTCCGACCACTTGATTGCAAACAAGCTAGATTCCTTCGATAAGTTTACGGACCATATCAAGAAAATTGAAGATGATTTTTGGAATAGGCGATTCAAAGTGTATAACCGTTGGAAAGACAAGTGGTGGGAAGGGTATCAAAAAAACGGGTATGTGAGCATGTACACAGGATTCAGATGTTCTGGTATCATGCGTAGGAATGAATGCATAAATATTCCTATTCAGGGAAGTGCATTTCATTGTCTGTTATGGTCGTTCATTCAGGTTGACAAGATATCCAGAGAACAGAACTGGAAATCCAGATTAATCGGACAGATACATGACGCAATGGTGTTGGATGTACATCCTGACGAATTAGATATGGTTGCATCTACTGTCCATAGGATTACTTGTGAAGATCTACCTAAGCACTGGAGCTGGATAAATGTACCACTGGAAGTAGAAGCAGAAATATGTCCAGTTGATTGTTCTTGGAATGAGAAGGGAGATTATCATTTCAAATAAGGAGGGGTAGGATTGGCAATTATAAAAGTAGCAAAGCCTAAGAACAAGTATTGTAAATCATGTGAGTACCTTGATACAACTACGTATGATTATATGGACACATGCTACGGTTGTCTGATGTATGGGATCAGGTTGTTCTGCCATAACAGAAAACCTGTCAGGTGTACTGAATGCATTGAGAAGGAGGGTAAATTATGAAATTCACAATAGTGGCGTATCCTAGTAAGTTCAGCGAGATTGGGTTTAATTATCTTCTGGTTAGAATTCGTGATGGAGAAATTGTGGGAATGATCGAGGAATGTGCTGTGGATGATATGAAACAAGTGCTCGGAATGGGTACGAATGTATCTCTATCTGGTTCGCCTGCAAAAGGACAAATGTGTATTCCGTTTAGGGAGTAATTACTATGTCCCTTTATCATAAATATCGTCCAGCTACTTTTGACGAGGTTGTTGGCAACGTAGAAGTGGTAGCGGCACTCAAATCGGATCTTACGAAAGAAGATCATCCTCATGCATATCTTCTGCACGGCCCTACCGGTTGTGGTAAGACTACTCTTGGTAGAATCATCGCTACGGAACTTGGTTGTTCAGAAGATGATTTTAAGGAAATGGATAGTGCTGATTTTCGAGGCATTCATACTATAAGGGAAATACGCAGGCAATCGCAGTATAAACCTTTATCGGGTAAATGTAGAGTGTGGTTACTGGATGAGGTCCATCGACTAACCAATGATGCCCAGTCCGCACTACTAAAAGCGTTGGAAGATACACCTTCGCATGTTTATTATGTACTGGCTACGACAGATCCACAGAAATTGCTCGCAACGATAAAAGGAAGATGTTCACAGTATCAGGTGAAACAGTTAACAGATTCAGAAATGAGGACCTTGCTTCGTTCTGTTGTAAAAGCAGAAGGACATAAATTGACTAAAGAAGTGTATGAACAGATTATCATGGATAGTCAGGGTCATCCAAGAAATGCGTTGCAAATATTGGATCAGGTGCTTGGTGTGCCTGCTGAAATGCGGATAGAAGTTGCGAAAAGAGCGGCTGAGGTACAATCAGATGCTATTGAATTATGCCGTGTTCTTATGCAAAAAGCACCTTGGAAGAAAGTGGCAGGAATTCTTACTAAGTTGAAAGACCAAGATCCTGAATCAATTCGCAGGCTGGTTCTTAGCTACTGCAACACGATTCTCCTTAAGGGAGAGAACATGCAAGCAGGGCTAGTTATGGAACAGTTCATAGAACCGTTCTACAATACGGGATTTCCAGGACTTACGTTTGCATGTTTTTCTATTGTTTGCGGAGAAAATTGATCTAAATAGGATAAAAGCAGGTTGTATTATATAGTGTAGCAACGAAAATAAATTAAGAAAGGAGAATTACAATGGAGTACAATCTTGATGTAAACATTGACGAAACTGCCCTTGATGTAGAATTGCTTGAACAGCCGATCCTGATGAAGAAATACGGAGATGTGGTAAGTGAAGCTAGGAAGGAACTTGACTATATGAAGGAACAGCTTGACGCTGTTAAGGCTGAACTAAGTAAGGAGATCCGAGCAGATCCTGATGCATTTGGTTTGGGCAAGATAACCGAGAATCTTGTAGCAGATACAATCATCCTGCAAGATTCTTACAAGAAAGCCGCGGAGGAAGTAGTTGAAGCACAGTATAGGTACGGCATGGCTAAATCGGCATTCGATGCGATAGCTTCCAGAAAAGATACACTTGATGGATTAATCAAGCTACATGGTATGCAGTATTTTGCAGGGCCGTCTATTCCTAGGAATCTTTCAGAAGAGAGGACGCGGAAAAATGAGAAAGTGAATGAAACCGTTGCCGCTTCTATGGTGAAGAAAAAGAAAGCGAGGAAATCATAGTGTCATTTATCCAAATCCTTATTATCAGCGTCCTTTGTGCATTTATCGTACCATTCTTTGTATATCTTTTCAGCAGGCTTCAAATGACTGCATGGCTAAATGCATTTGATGATTTTCTCAAAAAGAAAGCAGGAGAGAACGAAGAAGAAGAGGAGGAATAAAACATGCCTTGGTTCCAGTGCAGAAACTACCCTGAAGAGGGTTGTGTGCATTGTGAGCATATTACGCAGGCAAGACGAACTATAGGTTGTAAAGAATGTGTGGATCCTGATTGTGAAGGGCCAATTCACATTATAAATCACAAGGAGGAAAAGTAAATATGGCTAAACTTGGAAAAAAGGGCAGTAACAGCAAATTCAGGGCGGCGGTTGCTGGTAATGTGAAACAGCAGAAAGCACAAGGTTCTAAATACGGATATCTGAATCTGCCTAAAAATATTCGGGTATTCAAAGAGGAGCCGGGTTCTAGAGTATCACTCGACATTCTTCCATATACGGTTACAGACCCAAAGCATATGGATAAGAATGTGGATCTTGGTATTGCTACTGTTGGAGAGCAGTGGTATAAGAAGCCGTATAAAGTACATCGCGGAATTGGGGCAAATAAGGAAACCTTTGTCTGCCTCACAACTTTCGGTAAGAAATGTCCTATCTGCGAACATCGAGCCAAGCGAGTAAAAGATGGAGATGCGGAAGACGATGAACTGAAGGCACTCAAGCCTTCTCTTCGGAACCTGTACGTAGTGGTGCCTCTGAATTCAAAGGATTACGAAAAGAAACCTCATATTTGGGATATTTCGCAGTATCTTTTTCAGGATAAGCTGAATGAGGAACTTGAAGAAGATGATACGAATGCTGTATTCCCTGATCCTGATGAAGGGCTTACTCTCAAGATTCGTTTCAGCGAGGAACAGTTTGGTAAGAATAAGTACGCCGCTACCTCCAGAATTGATTTTGAGGAACGTGAAAAGCCATATAAGGAAAAGGATCTGAAAGATGTTCCTAATCTGGATGAGATTCTTCAGGTGCTTACGTATAATGAGTTGGAAGCTAAATTCTTCGAGTATGAAACTGAGGATGACGAAGAAGAAGATGGAACTTCTGTCCGTAGTATGATGAAATCCAAGAAAAAGAAAGAGGCTGATCCTGACGAAGAGGATGAAGACGATGCTGATGATTCTTCTGACGAGGATGACGAGGACGAGGACGACATCTCTGACGAAGATGAAGATGAAGATACGGATGACGAAGATGAAGAAGAGGAGGATGAAGAGGATACGGACGATGATGAAGATGATGATGAAGTAGAAGAAGAGGAAGAAGAGGAAGATATTCCGGAAAAGGAAAAATGTGTGGCTTGCAAGGGGACTGGTAAGAATTCTAAAGGTGGGGTTTGTAAGCCCTGTGATGGTACTGGTAGAAAGAAACTGAAAAAAGAACCTGCTAAAAAGGGAAAGAAAGAAGAAAAGGTAAATAAGAAAGCTGGAAAGAACAAGTGTCCGCACGGTTACGTATTCGGAAAAGATTGTGAAGAATATGATGAATGTGAGGATTGTGAGAAGTGGGACGATTGTATAGATGCTAAGGAGGATTAATTATGGCGAAGACGATTAAGAAGAAAAAGGCTGAAGTGATTGCTCCTGTAGAAAAAAAGCCTAAGGCTCTTCTTGATCGGAACAAGATGGCAGGGGGGTATCTTCCCCCTGCCCTTGCCGACAAGTTTAGCCTATATACGGTGTACAAAGGTCTGTCCAGATCCTGTCTCTTATACACA